GGAAAAACCATGAAAGGACTTTTTGATGCCGAACCTTATACCATTTGATCCTAGTAAGCATGAGCCTGTTGACTTAGGTCTTGGCGGATTATCGACTGAGTATCTTGCTAGTGAGTATGCTCCTAGCAACGGTGTTTGGAATATACCTACGATTTGGTTTAACTCTGAGACTAATGAGCCTGTATATTTTGAGAATATTGATGAGGCTTGGGAGATATCCAGGGCTTATGAGCTTTCTACTGGCAATATGTTTCCTAGATTTAATAATTTACCTGACGCTGTAGCTGCTGCCAAGGAGCGTAGTAATGCGGGTGGCGCTACTGATGTACCCTTAATGAGCGATGGCTATCACGAAATGCCTGATGGTAGCATGATGAAAGACTCGGAAATGTCTTCTGAGCCTGCAACTGAAGGAGAATATTAATATGGCTAAGAAACCAGGACTATACTCGAACATAAAAGCTAAACGTGATCGTATTGCCTCTGGCAGTGGGGAGAAGATGCGTAAGGTTGGCTCTAAGGGGGCTCCTAAGGCTTCTGCGTTTAAAGCTGCTGCTAAGACTGCAAAGAAGAGATAGGGTGTCTGTGCTTGGCGTGCGTGACCCTATGACGGTTGTGACTTGGGCTGTTCGTCCTGAGGGTTTGCACGTCTGGCGTGACGGTGATCTTGTTGCTCTTATTTACCACGATTTATTTCCTCACATGATTGAGGATTTAGCCCGTGGTTTAGTGTCACAAAAAATGTGACGCATTGGTTGTAATATCGTTTTCTATGCGATATCGTAATGATACTGTAACGTTGTATAGGAGATACACATGAACAAGCGATTTAGTGTTGTGCAAGCGAAGGAAGTACCTGGTCGGGATAAGCCTGTTTGGTTACGTCATGGCATTGCCTTTCAGAATGACAAGGGAATTAGCATCAAGCTTGAGGGATTACCGCTTCCGAATAAGGAGGGCGAGGTTTGGCTGAAGCTGTTTGAGGATGATGGTAATCGTCAACCACAACAAGCTGCACCGGCTGCTGCTCCTGCTGATAAAATAGATGATGAAATTCCGTTTTAATGCGGTCTTCCACTATCATAGGCGGTTCTTCCGATAGGAATAAAAGGCAGTCAGCGGATTTCTATGCAACTCCGTCAGAGTGTACTAATGCACTTCTAAAAGCGTTCCGGCCTTTGTTCTTGGGGAAAACCGTTTGGGAGCCTGCTTGTGGTGATGGTGCAATATCCAGAGTTTTAGAATCCGAACATTTTATTGTTAGGTCTTCTGATCTGCATGATCGTGGTTATGGTATGTCTGGTATTGATTTCTTGAAGTCTGATTGTAAGGGGGGCGCAATTATAACAAACCCCCCCTTCAATCTCGCGGCTGAATTTATCCGACACTCCGCAAGTTTTGGCGTCCCGTTTGCAATGCTTCTCAAGTCAACTTACTGGCATGCTGCAAAGCGTTATGATTTATTTTATGACACTAGGCCGCTTGCAATAGTTTCTCTTGCGTGGCGTCCAGCAATGTCACCGGAGCGAGGTAAGAGCGCTACAATGGATTTTTGTTGGACCGTTTGGGACAAAGCTCCTAGTCCTGAGACAAACTATTGCATTCAAAAGAGGCCCGTTCATGGCTAGAAAAAAAGAGGATAAGATTAAACCTATCCCTCCAGTTGGTCGGTTCGGCGGTGCGCGATTGTTGCAACGCCGAATTGGCCGTTCTGAAACCCTTGCTCAAAACAAAGAAGCTGTTGCTACTGAACTGATTGCTATGGGAACTGCCAGGCTTACTGACATAATTGATCTTCATACTGGTGAAATCCGTCCTATGGCGGATATACCTGATGAAGCGTTGGCTTCGATCAAGAAGGTTACGGTTGGTCAGTACGGCACAACGATTGAGATGTTTGACAAGGTGAGCGTTCTGCGCGTTCTGGCTAAAGCTAGTGGCTTGCTGGATGTCGAGAGCAACGTGGATAAGCCTTCGATCATTGGGATCAATATGAAAGGCCCAGAAGCAACCACAACCTATGAGGCTGACGATGGCTGATATTCCCAGCATGAATTTAGACTTTTCTAAGTCTGCTACAGTTTGGAAGTTTCTACACGATAAATCTTTTGTTCGCGGCCTGATGGGTCCAGTGGGATCTGGTAAGTCCTACGGTTGTGCTGCTGAGATAATGCTCAAAGCAGTCCAGCAAAAGCCTTCTCCGCGTGATGGTATCAGGTATTCGCGGTTTGTTATCGTGCGTAATACTTACCCAGAGCTGAGAACAACAACTATTAAGACCTGGGGTGAATTATTTCCAGAAGATGTTTGGGGGCCTATGCGCTGGCAGCCGCCTATAACCCACCACCTAAAGCTTCCAACCAGGGATAATGCGCCTGGTATCGATTGCGAAGTTATATTCATGGCACTTTCTACGCCGCAAGACGTGCGAAAATTACTTTCTCTTGAATTAACTGGGGCCTGGGTAAACGAAGCTAGAGAGCTTCCGAAGGCTGTGATCGATGGTTTGACACACCGCGTTGGCCGTTACCCCACAAAATCAGATGGTGGTGCGTCCTGGTATGGTATCATTATGGACACTAATCCGCCTGACGCGGATCACTGGTGGCATGAGCTGGCTGAGAAAAATCCTATTGGTGGCCGGTTTCCTTGGACGTTTCACCGGCAACCTGGTGGAGTGTTAGAAGTTTCTGCAAAAGATCTACCTGAGAACCCAGAGGCTAATGACTTTATGTTTTCTGGCGGCAAGTGGTGGATGGTTAACCCTTCTGCTGAAAATAAAAAACATTTACCTGATGGATATTACCAGCAAATGCTTGGCGGTAAGAATGCTGATTGGATTCGATGCTACGCTGAAGGCAAGTACACGTTTGTCCAAGAAGGCAGACCAGTGTGGCCTGAGTATGATGATGAGCTAATGTCTGCTGATGTACAGTATGATCCGCAATATCCGCTTCAGATCGGCGTTGACTTTGGTTTGACACCGGCAGCTATCTTTGGGCAGCGAACATCTGGTGGCGCATGGAAGATTTTAGATGAGCTTGTTACTTTTGATATGGGCCTGGAAAGATTTGGTCAGGAACTTCTAGCTAAGATTGCGGCAAGCTTTGATAAAGCAGAAGTTATGATCTGGGGAGATCCCGCTGGTAACAAACGGGATGAGATCTATGAAGTTACGGCATTTGACCATCTTAAAACTATTGGGTTTCGCGCCCAACCTACCGATAGCAACGCTTTCAATGTAAGACGTGAGGCCGCTGCGTCTCCTATGAACCGGCTTGTTGGTGGAAAACCTGGGCTTTTAGTAAATAAAAAATGTTTGCGCCTGCGCAAATCTTTGAGCGGTGGGTACTTCTTCAAACGGCAGTCTATGGGGGCTGGTCAGGAAAGGTTTAAAGATATGCCGGTTAAAAATGAACACTCACACTGTGGTGATGCGTTTGGATACTTAATGCTTGGAGGCGGTGAGCAACGAAAATTGCGCCGTGGATCTTATGGGACTACCTTTGCCGGTGGTACAACCTATTCCGCAACTCTTGATTTTGATATATTCTAATGGGCCTCATACAAATACCAAAAATTAGAATGAGTCCTGATGAAAGTATAGTTTCTTTGCGTCACGATCATTTGATGAAGATAGATTATAACGAAGATACTAAAGAATATATTAAGAACATCCCTAATTACATAGATTATTTGTGGGCTAACGCTGAAGCTGGATCAAGCTGGGCTGGTATCGGACGCGGTAAAGTTGTTGCTGCTTTTGGAATTAAGCCTATTTGGAATGGCTTGGCTGAAATGTGGATGATACCAGGAACGGATATTGGTAGGCATACGATATCAATTGTAAGAGGTGCAAAGGTTCTAACCGATAGCGCAATCCGAGATTATGATTTAAAAAGATTGCAAATTGCGGTAAGAGTTGAAAACGATACTGCCTTTAGGTTTGCCAAGTCGTTAGGTTTTGGTGTAGAAAGCATTATGAAGAGGTTCGGCCCAGAGGGGGCTGACTATTACATGATGGCGAGGTTTTAATATGAGTGGATTATTTGGCGGCGGAAGCCGTGCACCAGCCCCAGTAGCGGCCCCTGCTGTATCAGCAGCACAGGCCAGGGCAGCGGAGCGCGCAACATCTCAAGAGAAAACTGAGATGCAAGGCGTTCAAGCACGCCGTAGGCTAAGGCGAACTGGTGGAATGAGATTGTTATTCTCCCCTACCCGTCAAGAAGGCCCACAAGCAGGCCAAAACACAAAGCTTGGCGGTGGTGACTAATGATAAAAGGTGCGCCTGTTGCGATAGCAAAAACTACAATTTTGTTTAACAAGGATAAAAAATCATGACAGAAATTAAGTCTTTCTTATCAGATAAATTTGCAAAAGCTGTTGCTCACATTAAAGAAGAAACCGAAAAAGTTAGGGCTAGGGATGAAGGCGGTAGCTTTGTAAGTGATGATCCAAGCACCCCAGAAAACGAAGCCTGGGTAGAAAAGCCAGTTAAAGCTAAAGCCAAGCCTAAAGCCAAAAAGTAGTATTATGGTTAAGAAGGCATTTCAAAACCCAAAGGGCGGCCTTAATGAAGATGGGCGCAGGCACATTAACAAGACCACTGGGTCTAATTTAAAGCCCCCCGTCAAGGTTGGAACTAATCCACGGCGCGTCAGCTTTGCTGCTAGGTTCTCTGGGATGAAGGGTCCGATGAAAGATGAAAAGGGACAACCCACCCGCAAGGCACTTGCCCTAAAGGCATGGGGGTTTGGTTCTGTAGACGCAGCTCGTAATTTTGCAGCACGTCATAAAAAGGATAGTTAGATGGCCAGGCTAAATGTAAACGAATTAATGGAACGTGAGGCCAAGGCTCAAGCTCGTAAGGATGAGTGGCGGTCTATTTACGAAGATTGCTACGAATTTGCGCTTCCACAACGAAATCTTTATTCTGGCTATTACGAAGGCGGTGTTGCCGGCAAAGGCAAGATGGTTCGCGTTTTTGACTCGACTGCTATCTCCGCAACTCAAAGATTTGCCAACCGAATCCAAGCTGGTTTGTTTCCACCGCAAAAAGATTGGTGTCGCTTAGAAGCTGGCACAGGTATTCCAGAAGAACAGAAGCCACAGGCTCAAGCTGCGTTAGATGCCTACACCAAGCGTATGTTTGAAGTAATGCGCCAGACTAACTTTGACCTGGCAATGGGCGAGTTTTTACTGGATCTCTGCGTTGGCACTGCTGTTATGATGGTTACGGCTGGAGATGAAGCAACACCAATACGCTTTACTTCAATCCCGCAATACCTGGTTGCAATTGAAGAAGGTACATTTGGCAACATAGACAACGTGTATCGCAAATTACGCATGAAGGCGGAGGCGATACCGCAAGAGTTTCCTGACCTGGAAATGACAGCAGAATTGGCCGAAGCGATAGCAAATTCTCCGTCAAAAGAAATAGATTTGGTTGACGCTGTAATATATGATTATGAGCAAGGTATATTTTGCTATCATGTGATCTGGCCAGGCAAACGCCAAGAGCTTGTTTACAAAACTATGAACAGCTCACCTTTTATTGTTGCGCGTTACATGAAGGTTGCCGGTGAAGTATATGGTCGCGGTCCCTTGGTTACTGCAATTGCTGACATAAAGACCCTTAATAAGACTGTTGAGTTAGTTCTAAAGAATGCGTCACTTGCTATTGCCGGTGTATATACGGCAGCAGATGATGGTGTTCTTAATCCGCAAAACATTAAGATACAGCCTGGTGCTATTATCGGTGTTGCTCGAAATGGCGGCCCACAAGGCGCATCATTAGCCCCACTTCCACGCACCGGCGACTTTAATGTAAGCCAGATTGTTATGAATGATCTGCGTATGAATATTAAAAAGATCTTAATGGATGATACGCTGCCGCCAGATAATATGTCTGCGAGATCTGCAACTGAGATAGCAGAAAGATCACGGGAGCTGGCAAGTAATCTAGGTTCGGCATTTGGCCGTTTGATTAATGAGACTATGGTTCCGCTTGTTTCTCGCATTTTGTACATTATGGATCAACAGGGATACATAGATCTGCCGTTAAAAGTGAATGGTGTCGAGGTTAAGGTTACGCCTGCGGCCCCATTAGCCCAGGCTCAGAAGCTTCAAGAAGTAAACGATGTTGTTCAATTCATGCAGATCGCTAATGCTCTAGGTCCACAAGGACAAGCAACACTTTCGATCCCAAGGATAGCAAAGTATATTGCTGAGAAGATGAATATTAATCAAGAATTGCTCACTACAGCAGAAGAGCAACAAATGATGATGCAACAGATGCAGCAGCAACAGATGGCCGAGCAAGGCCCACCCGCTGCTGATGATGGTGGAGCAACAATGGAGGCAATGCAATGAGTTCACCCGAAGGTTGGGACGGTTTAATGCAAGCACAAGCAGCCGCACCCAAAGCCGCAGATATAGATATGATCTATGGCAAGGTGTTTAAAAGTGCTGAAGGTCAAAAAGTATTAAGTCATTTAAGAAGCATTACGATTGAAAGACCAACGTGGAACCCTGGGGAGGATTCCAGCTTTGGCTATGTAAGGACAGGCATGGCTGAAACGGTTCGTATGATTGAAAAAAGAATAGAGAGATCAAACAATGGATGAGCAAACAACAACAATCGAAGCTGACGCACCACTAATTAACGTAAACAAGGAGCAGGAAGAAAGCCCACAAGAGGCTCCGATTGCGATACATGAGCAGCCAAAAGAAGAAACGGCCGCTACCGATGAGGCCGAAGCTCTTGAGCGGCCAGATTATTACCCAGAAAAGTTTTGGAATGATGATGGACCTGATGTTGAGAAGCTGGCAAAAAGTTATGCGGAGCTTGAAAAGAAATTTAAGTCTGGCAAACATAAAGCACCGGAGCAGTATGATGTTTCTGGGCTTTCGGATCAGGGTATGGATGCTGACGATCCGACTGTTGCCGTATATCAGGATTGGGCTAAAGAAAATGGGATTAGCCAGGATGCTTTCGAAGATTTGGCGGGGCGTGTTTTAGGATTATCTCAGCAAGAGCAAGAAAGTGCAGAAATAGATCAACGCAATGAGATCCAAAAGCTTGGCAAGAATGCTCAAGAAAAGATCCAAATGGTTGAGCGTAGCTTGATGAAGTCTTCTTTGACAAATTCTGAGCGGGATTCACTGGCGCAGTCTTTAAACAACGCTGATTCAATAAATGCTTTTGTAAAATACCACCAATCTTTAACAAACGAGAACATCCCGATAGCTCCAGCAGTAAACCAGCCGGACATGACCAGGGCTGATCTTGAGGTAGCAATTGCAGATCCTCGCTGGAAGACTGACGCACCTTGGAGAACCAAGATCGAAAAGCAGTGGATGCAGGCAAACGCTTAACACTTGCAATAAATATCGCTTGCGTGTATTTTGTGTTTAATGGATAACCTATTCGGCCCGTTAAATGTAGTAATCTACTGGTTGGCGCGGCCATAACGCGCAAGCGACCGCCCGAATTTCGGATAACGGCTCACGTTTTGTCGAAACTCATTAGGAGGTATCTGCCATGGCGCAGAACGTCACAACGGCGTTTGTTGACTTATTCGATTCAGAGGTCAAGCAAGCTTATCAAGCCGAATCACTACTTCGCGGTACAATGCGTACCCGCACAGGTGTAGCCGGTAACACTGTCAAATTCCCAAAGATTGGCAAAGGTGTTGCTACTATTCGCGTTCCACAAACGGACGTGACACCATTAAACGTAACCTATGCTCAAGTAACAGCAACAATGTCTGATTTCATTGCTGCCGAATACTCTGACATTTTCCAGCAGTCGCACATTAACTTTGATGAGCGTTCTGAGTTGGTACAGGTTGTATCCAAATCCATCGCACGTCGCATGGACCAGCTTTGCATTGATGCAATGATTGGAAACGCTGGTACAACTGTTGCAACAACTATTGGTGGCAACGCAACGAACATGAACATTGCAAAGCTTCGCGCTACTGCGAAAGCAATGAACACTAAAAATGTTCCATCCGAAGGCCGTTTCCTTTTGATGCACGCAAGTCAGTTAGATGCACTCTTGGGTGAAGCTGAAGTAACAAGCCAAGACTTTGCTTCTGTAAAGGCTCTTGTCCGTGGTGAAATTAATTCATTCATGGGCTTTCAGATCTTGACTATGGGTGATCGTGATGAGGGTGGTATTCCAAAACCTAGCACCCGCAATTGCTTCGCCTGGCACAAAGATTCAATGGGCTATGCTGAGTCAATGTCTCAGAAAACCGAAGTTAACTATGTCCCAGAAAAGACATCGTTCTTGGTTAGCTCAATGTTCTCTGCCGGTTCTGTAACCATTGATGCAGAGGGCTTAGTACAAGTCTCATGCACTGAATAAGGAGAACTAAAAAATGGCATTTACTCAAGTAGGATTTGCAACCATCGCTGCGTCTAAGAAAGGAAATGCACCTAGTATGTATTCCTATATTAGCGCTGAAGCAAAAGCTACCGTAACTGGAGCTGGATACTTTAACAGTTTGGCTGACACTCTCGCAGTTGGTGATCTTCTGTATCATTATGATACGAACACCCCAACGGCAACACTTAGCATTGTTCTTAGCAATAACGGCACAGTTGTCGATGTTACTGCTGGAACAGCAATTGGTGTAACCTAAAAGACTGGGGCGGTTCGCCGCCCCTTTCTTACCTCTTGGAGAACGCTCATGGCCGCTGGTGACACTTCGCTTTCAATATGTTCGGACGCTCTAATATTGTTAGGCGCAGCTCCTATATCATCTTTCACAGAGGGCAGTGATGGCGCACAAGCTTGTGATCGCCTATATCCTGATCTTCGTGATAACATCATTGCAAACTATATGTGGAGCTGGAGCGTAAAGAAGGTTCAGATTGCTCGTTTATCTACCAACCCACTTGATGAATGGAAGTATGCCTATCAGCTACCTGGCGATATGCTATCTGGTGTTATTGCTTTATTTCCCAGCAACGGCACTAATCAATCTTCTGCAAAGTATGGATGGGATATTTACGGCGACCAATTATTTACAAATTTTGAAACGGTTTTTATTGATTATCAAAGCACAGTTTCAGAGGCTAAAATGCCAGTGTATTTTGTTAGACTGCTTCGTACAGCATTAGCGGCAGAGCTTGGCTTTGTAATTACTGACCAATTAGCTAAATCAGACTATTTTCGCTCCCAGGCGTTTGGCTCTCCAGCGGATTCTAATCGTGGTGGTTTGATGCGAGAAGCAATAAACGTTGATAGCCGTGGCAAGCTGCCACAAGTTATTGAGGATTATTCTTTAATTAATGTGAGAAACTAATATGCGGGTTGTACAGTTCCAAACAAATTTTTCTGTTGGTGAGCTTGATCCTCTTCTTCGCGCTCGGACAGATTTGGCACAATATCAAAACGCTGTTGAGGAAGCCACGAATGTAGTCATTCAGCCGCAAGGTGGTTTTAAGCGCCGTGAGGGTTTAAGATTTGTCTATGACTTTGGTACAGGTTTTACTGATTTTAAGATAATTCCATTTGAGTTTAGCGTAACTGATAGTTACTCTTTGGTTTTTGTTAATCAAAGAATTTACGTTTTTAAGGCTGGAGTTCTTCAAGCAAATATTAATGGGACTGGCAATGATTTCATAGCGGCTACACCTATTACGGCTGCTATGCTTGATGAGATAAATTACACTCAAGCTGTAGATACACTGATACTTTGCCATGAGGACTTGCAAACAAAGCGTTTAGTTAGAAATTCAGATACAAGCTGGACTTTAGAAAACCTTCCTTTAAAAAACTTGCCCCAATACCCCTATGCATTAAGCACGCACGTGCCAAATTTCAGAATTACGCCCAGCGCGTCTACTGGAAATATTACTATAACGGCGACTGGTGCACAGGTGGATTCTGGAAATGCTCAAGCTGGTTCAGCCAACACAATTACGTTAAAATCGTTTACTCCGTATTCGTCCGATGATGCACCTAACGGAATGTTTATCAAAATTATTTCTGGTACTGGATCAGGTCAAACGCGCCAGGTTGAGGATTATGTTGGTTCTTCAAAGGTACTAACAGTATATCCTCCTTGGGATACTGCGCCGAATGGAACGTCAAACTATTCTGTACATCCCTTTGAACCTTCTGCCGTTGGTGGATTTGCTCAAGTAACAAGCACATTTGGCCGCGCTCGTTATGTTGAGTTTGTTTCTAACACGGTAATGAAGGCTGTTACCGAAGTTAGTTTTTTTGACACAAATTTCGTTGCCGGTGGAAGCTGGGAAAGCGAACAGGGATATGAAGACGTTTGGTCTAATGCCCGTGGCTGGCCCAGGTCTGCCGCTTTCCATGAGGGGCGTCTATATTTTGGTGGATCTAAATCAAGAGTTAATACAATATGGGGTTCGCAAGTTATAAATTTCTTTGACTTCGGCGCTGGAAGTGGGCTTGATGATGAAAGCGTTGAGGCAACAATAAACACAAATCAGCTTAACAGCATTGTTAATTTGTTTTCTGGAAACGACTTGCGCGTCTTTACTACTGGCGCAGAGTTTGCGGTTCTTCAGTCTGGCGATAATCCAATTACTCCATCTACTTTTTTTGTTCGACCACAAACACGATTAGGAGCAAAGCCTGGTCTTCCAATTGAAGATCTTAACGGTGCTACCGTGTTTATTCAAAGGCAGGGTAAATCTTTAAACGCCTTCCAGTTTGGTGACACAACTGCGTCTTACCAGGTACAGCCTCTTTCTGCTCTTAGCTCTCACCTTTTAAGGAACCCAATTGACCTAGCTGCTAGGCGCGCTGCCTCTACTGATGAGAGTGATCGTATATTTATTGTGAATGGAACAGACGGATCTATGGCCGTTTACTCTATTCTAGTGGGGCAGAATGTTATTGCTCCTAGTCGGTTTACTACAGATGGCGATTTTATTGCAGTATCGGTTGAAATTGCTGATGTTTATGTAATTGTTAAACGCACAGTAAACAGCCAAGTTAGGTATATGCTGGAGAAGTTTGATTCTAGTCTTACGCTGGATAGCGCCAAGACCGGCGGAGCTGCCAATTCAGTGGCAATGACACAGCTCCAAGGAAAGACAGTAGCAATCATTCGTGATGGCGTTGTGCTGGCCTCTAAGACGGTTCCCGCCTCACCATTCACAATTACTTTTACAACACCGGCAACATCTAGTTTTCAAGTCGGATTAGATTATCCTGTTACAGTTAGAACTATGCCAGCCGAGCCTGTGCTTTCGGGTGGATCTGTGCAGGGATTTAAGAAGCGGATTATTCAAGTTGATGCAATTGTAAACAACACTCAAGACATGACCATTAATGAAAAAGAAATTTCGTTTAGAAACCTGGGCGTTGATGTCCTTGACATAGCAGTTCAGCCATTTACCGGCACTAAAATAGCACATGGATTTTTGGGCTTTAGTCAAACGGGACAAATTACAATAAGCCAAACCGTGCCTTTGGCCATGACCGTTCTTGGTCTTGATTATCGTTTAAGCGTGGGGAATTAGATATGGTTGCTTTAGCACCAGCACTTTTAACGGCGGGAAAAGCCGCCATGACGTTTGCATCTTCTGGAGGTGGTCAGCTATTCATGTCTGCCATTTCAGCAGCGGGGCAGATGTCAGCCGGTAGATCCCAGCAAAGAGGCTATGATGCCCAAGCGTTACAAGCAGAAATCCGTGGTAGATCTGAGGCCATTGCTTATAAGCAAAGAGGCGCTGATGCTTTGCGGAACCTAAATGAAACACTAGCGGCAATTATTTCTAGATCTGCTGCTGGCGGTGTCGACCCTACATCTGGATCTGCGGCTACCTTGCAAGGTTATGCAATGTCTGAAGGCGTTAGAGAACAATCAATAGCTGCCGACAATGCGGTATTGGCTCTAGGTCAAGCTCAAAGCCAAGCGGGAATTTATAGATCTGCTGGTCGGTCTGCCATGTTATCTTCGTATGTTTCTGCTGCCGGTTCTTTAGGCCAGGGCGCATATCGATACGGACAATTACGTTAGGAAAATAAGCATGGCAATTCTCCCTAGATATCAGCGACTTGGCATTGTTGACCGTCAGCCAACGCAGACAGATTTCGCTGACACGCGGGAAGCGGCCAAGCTTGGTCTTAATATTTCTCAGCAAGTTAATCGGATGTCTGATTTTGCAATGAAGCAAGGCGCTGATGATGCTACGATGAGGGGCGAAGAGCTTATTCGTACTGATGGGGCTTTGCCTACTCTTGCAGATATTAAATCAAAAGGTGGTCCTAGAAGTATTGCTGAAAAATCGGCGTATGCTTTAGGTAGCCAGGTAGCTGTTGCCCAGGTACAGGCCGATGCTGAAATTGATATTATGCGTATCCTTAATGATGGTGAGCAGAACAAAACATCCTTCACTCAGATCCAAGCTCAACTAAGAGATCTTAACGATGGGTACTCATCTTCTCTAGCAGATGTAGATCCAGGCGCTTCAATGCTTCTGCAATCACGGCTTGGCGGGGCTATAGGCAAAGCTGAAGAGCGGTATTCTAATTATTATGTTGGCGTCCAGGCGGCAAGAGCTGCAGAGAAACTATCAGCCACTGCTGACCTAAAAGTTAATGAAATACTTGGGCAGGCAATTACGGCTGGAAGCAACTCACAAGATCAATTAGCGGTTTCTATGGCGGATGCTGTGACATTGCTTGCTGGGTTGGGCGCTACTGAAGCCCAGCTTGATGCGTTTGAAATTGGCACTAACAATGCTGCCTATAAAGAAAAAACAATATTTGAGTTTAATCAATCTTCTGTTTCAGAACAGGAGGAAATTCTTTCTACGCTGATGACCACTAATCTTCCTGGTTTGTCATTGGAGAAAACTCAAACATTTAGAAAATCTCTCCAATCTACTTACAACAATAATTTAAGTGCCCAGGCTTCAAGGAGTGCTGGAGTTGTGGCTGATGTTAGAGAACAGACCTATATCCTTTCCCAAAGTGGGATGCCTAGTCTAGCAACAATAGAACGTCTAAAGACGGAAGCTATAAATCTTGGGCCTAGTGGTCTAGCAGCACAAGAAGCCGTTAGGATGCTGGAGTTTAATGCTGAAAAAGCTTCATTGTATAGGCAGATGTCAGTGGTGGACCTTACTGCTGAAGTCGATAATTTGAAGGGTGGAATGGAGGGCCAGGGCGGCGTTGGCCGTGATTTGCGTATTGAAGTAGACACCTACAACGCCGCTGTTTCTTATTTAGGTGCAGCTCAAAGAAAAGTAGATGGGCTTGAGGCTCAAGAAAAAGAAGAAGCTCAACCACTTATTGATTTTGCAACCGAATCATTAGCTGCTCTTAAATCAGAGTTAGATTCGGGAGAGCCATTAAGCCAAGCATCTATTGATAATTTAAGGAGCAAAATCGGAAATCTTCCAGAAGGATTAACGACAGAATTAATCCAGGATTTATTGAGGCTTGAGGGCCAGAACGAGATTGCCACTGATTTATCTATGGCAAATCCTGCGGTTATAGAAAAATTTATATCAGATTATTTAGAAACAGGTTCTACAATTCGCCAAGGGCCTGGACTTGACGGAAGCCTTGGTGAAGATACCTTTGCGGGTGCAGAGGGCGTTGATACTCCTTTCGAGTTTGAAGTTAGAGATCTTGCACAAAAAATGCTTTCTAATATGACCGCCGAGCTAAAAACAGATCCAATTTCATTCGCTGCAAAAGTCGGCTTAAATAATGGTCAAGGTGTTGGTATTAACATTACGCCCATAAATTTCATGGATGTTGAAAACTCAAGCGACCAAATTGCACAGCGCATAAATGATGCTAGGTTAGTATCTGGGAAGTATGGATCTCCTTTAAAATTCCTTACGGTTCCAGAGACATTAGCAGTTAAAAATCTTCTTGAGAACGGAACTATGGCCGATCAGATGATGGTTCTTGGAATTATTGTTGAAGGCTCTGGGCAAAATGCTCCACAGTTTTTAGAAGAAATATCTAAGGAAACTCCGTTTTTTGCTCAAGTCGGTGCGCTCGTAATAACTCAAACCGGCAACGGTCTTGCTACTGCTGAGGCGGCGTTAAAGGGTATGGTCCTTATAGAAAGCAAACAAGGGCCTGCTGAATTTACACCTACAAATACAGACGGACCATTTAGAAAGTTAACCTCTATAGCCCTTGATTTTCTTCCAGAGGGAATGCCAGGCGTTATGGAAACTGCAAAAGCAATTTACGCTGATGCTGCCAAACATGATGAAAATTTTAACGAAGCCAAGTGGGTCGATTCTATAAACCGCGCAATGGGCGCAGATATAAATGCTGGCACTGGCGGTGTCCAAGAGGTTAGAGATTTAAATACTTATATATTCCCTGGATTTACTTCGGATAATTATGAGAACGCTTTAGAAACTGCAATGCCACAAGATATATTGGCATCCATTTATGGTGCATCCTTAGATCCAGAAATGCTTGAAGCCTTGGGGGGATCTAAAAGAAGAGTAGTGCGTCCTGGGCAAAATGCCTATACTTCTGGAAATGATGATTACAATCTGGTTTATGCTGGAGGAAATAATTATTTTATAAAGTATAAAAATCAACAAACAATTTTAGATACTGAGGGCCAAGCTGTTTTGATTGATATGCGAAAGCTTATAGAAATGACCCTGCCATGATTTTTGGATCTTCCCAAGCAAACCCAGCCTTAAATCCTAGCGAATATAGGAGCAAGCCCCCAGCGCCTTGGTTGGAAAATGTAACAACGGCCTTTACCGTTGGAAAGTTTAATGGTGACAGTGGTTCTAATAGCGAAGGTTTTGCAAAATTTGAAGCTTGGAAACCCATTATGGATGCTTTGAAAGATTTTGAAGTTCCTGGCTTATCAAAATATTATGGACAAAACGAATATATAAACCCTGGTACGCTTTTAGTAAGCTCCCCTTTAGCTGGTAATATTGGTGGAGATCAAAGAGGCTATAACCAATTAGCAGAAAACATATTTAGTTTTATCCGTGATAATCAATCCACGCTGCCGTCAGATCTAGCTTCTGTAAATGAAGAAACCTTTGCCGAAATGACAAAGGATTTTGTTATGGGGCAAAGGGCCGAGCTTGAAGAGCTTTACGAAACCAACCCAGGCATGGCCGGTGCGATTGGTAGGTTTATAGGATCAATGGGCGCAACTGGCGCTGACCCAATTACCCAGGCAACAATGCCTTTCGGGGGATGGTCTAAATCCCTTTGGAAAAGAGTGGCTCAAAACGCTTTGATTAACGGTGGGACCGGCGCTATTTCAGAAGTAGCAGTTAAAGATTGGTACGAAGAGCTAGGTCTTGAATACACATATAAGGATTTTGTGTACAATGTTGGAGCAAACGCTGCTTTCGGTGCAGCCCTTCCGCTTGCCGGTTCTGGATTAAGACTTACTGTAGGCCAGGCCCAAAAGGGATGGAGAGCCTTAACTGCAAATGGTACAAAGAACGTAACCCCAGAGGATCAACTGGTAATCGATGCTATGACAAACCAGGCGGATCTTGAAGCGGCAAACCCATTTGTTACGCCAGATCCGAATGAGGCGATATCAGTTCACAACCAGCGGTTAGAAGCAGCAAGCGCGGCCACGGCTAATGCTGAAACAGTTATTATTCCTCAAGACGCAGGGCTTCCAATCAGAGCAGATGCAGAAGGCGAAAACCTTGATGGTGTTTTCTATAGCTTAGACCCAATGGAAATTGAGATTGACGCAAGAACATTTCAATTCAAAGAGGGTGGAGATGAATTTGGCGTTACTGATCGGCTTCAAGGCGTTAACACTTGGGATAAATACAAAGCTGGCGTTATTACTGTCTATGAATACGCTGATGGAAGACTTGCTGTTGCTGATGGCCACCAGCGTCTTGGCCTTGCCAAACGTATTATGTCACAAGATCCATCCCAAGACGTTAAGGTAATCGCTTACAAGTTGCGACAAGCTGATGGCATAACGCCAGAACAGGCTCGTGTAATAGCGGCAATGAAGAATATTGCAGAAGGTACTGGAACGGCTATTGATGCTGCAAAGATTTTAAGGGTAGATCCTAGCAGATTGTCAGAGCTTCCGCCTAAATCTGAGTTAGTTCGCCAGGCAAGAGACATGATAGTTTTGGGAGATGGCCCGTTTCAAGCGGTAGTTAATGGAGTAATACCAGCGAACCAAGGTGCTATTGTTGGCCGTTTAATTAGTGACCCTGCCCAACAAACTGCTGCAATTAATATTTTGGCTAAAGCTGGCCCAAGCAATCAGTTCCAAGCAGAGGCAATTGTTCGACAGGTAAGAGAAGCAGGGTATGAAACAATAGAGCAAACATCATTGTTCGGTGACGAAGTGGTTGCCGAAAGCTTTTATGTTGAACGTGCAAAAATATTAGATCGAACATATAAAGAGTTACGCCGTGACAAAGCGGCATTTGAAACCTTAGTTCGCAACGCTGACCGCCTAGAGGCAGAAGGCAACGTCTTAGCAAAATCAGCTAATGAAAGAAAGGCAGCAACAGATGGCCAAACGATCGCGCTCCTCCAAGCCCTTGCAAACCGCAAAGGCCCCCTCTCAGACGCCCTCAACGATGCAGCCAAAACAGCTAGATCTACAGGAAACTACTCAGATCCAACTAGCGGATTTGTCGATGCTGTCAGACGATCAATTGACTCAGGCGATTTCGAAAGCATCAGAACTGGCGACATTGGACGCTCTATCAATGATCCAGCGCCGATCGCGAGATCTGAGATTGAAGAACCAGCTCTTGACGGATTTGACGAACCAACAGGCATAGCAGCGCAACGCCAGGCCGACCAGCTAGAGCAAGATATGTTTCGTGTTGAAGAGGTTACACCCGATGTTTCCGCAAGAAGTCCTAATGATATAGAGGCAGATCTAAAAGCGCGTCAGCCGGTAGAAACGGTTGATGATACCTCCGACCTCAATTTAGATATCACTTCGGCAGATGTCAACCTTGATCTTGAATTTCCTATGGGACAAAAGATAAATGCTGACGGAGATGATTTAGAAGTTGTACCTATGACCTTATCAAATTTGAAAAAAGAATTGGATCAGCAGGAATTAATGATTAAGCGTTTGGAGTTCTGCACAATATGACTTTTAAAAATTGCATTGATGATGGCGTTAAAGCTGGAGAAATCAACCAAGAGAGTGCTGACGAAATTTTTAGCCTCTTTGATGAGTTGGAAATTAAGTATAATAAGCAAATGGGTGGGGCTGCTGCTACAGCAAGAGCTGCTGGCGAAACAACCATTGCAACCAAAAAGCTCATATTAGAGCGCAAGCGCCGTGCTATGCTCCAGGCTAAGACCTGGCAGAAAATAAAAATACATCTGGATACCTTTAAGACAGTTAGTGGCGTTCAGAACAAATACAAAGCTGCATTAGATTTATTCTCGGAGTCTCAAACATCTAGCTTTCAAAGCGTTGCTCAAATTCAATCCGTAGTAATAAAGAGAGCTAATACAACTATGGATGAATATCTGGCTACGTTTAAAAGAAATATTATTGGGGAAACTCAGGAAAAAGCTAAGTTAAAGAATTTAATTCGTGAAATTTTTGGGGAAGATACTGGAGATATTTCTGCCAGGCAGATGATGGAGGGCTGGAAAGCTTCCGCTGAATATCTTCGCAAAAGGTTTAATGCTGCTGGCGGAGCTATAGCTAATAGAATGGATTGGGGTCTTCCTCAGTTTCACGCCTCTATTAAAGTTCGTGCTGCTGGATTTACTGAGTGGAGCAATTTTATTCGTGGCCGTTTAGATTTAAACAAAATGGTTGACGAGCAAACCGGCTTGGCTTTTTCTCCGCAAAAACTTGAGATTGCCTTACGAGATTCTTATGAAACTATAAGAACAGATGGGTCTAACAAAATAAAGCCAGGTCAATATTCGGGCAATAAATCTCTTGCTTCTAGGAACCAAGACCATCGTTTCTTTGTATTTAAGGATGCCGATTCTTGGATGGAATACCAGGAGAAGTTCGGTAATCCAAACCCATTCGATGCTATGATGGGCCATATAGATACAATGTCACGCGACATTGCTATGATGGAGGTCTTGGGGCCAGATCCAAAAGCAACAGTCAGATTTGTTAAAGATACTTTAAGAAAAGAAGCTGACCTATCAGGTGATGAAAAACAAATGAGAGCGGCCACAAAAGCAGGGTCTGCTGTGGATGATCTATATTCTGTAATTGTTGGAACTAATAACGCTCCAGTTGACGGGGTGTTTGCTACTGGATTTGCCGGTCTTCGCCAAACTCTGCAAGCGGCCCAACTGGGATCTGCTGCCGTTGCTGCTGTTACGGATATGAATTTTGGTAGAATAGCCAGGGGAATGAACGGGCTTCCACAAACTAAAATTCTTAATAGTTACTTAAAGCTTATGAACCCTCTAACCCTTAAAGAAAAAGGCAAGCTGGCTATAAGAATTGGCCTAACTGCTGAGGGTTGGTCAACACTTGCAGCCGGACAAATGCGGTATGTTGGAGATATGTCAGGGCCAGAAGTTACCAGGCGAATAAGTGATTTCGTGATGAGGGCCTCATTGCTTTCCCCTTGGACCCAGGCCGGAAGATGGGCCTTTGGCATGGAATACCTTGGCTTTCTAGGTGATAATGTTGGCAAGACCTTCGATCAGCTACCGGCAAATATGCAGAAAAGCATGAACCACTACAATATTGGCGCGGAAAAATGGGATGTAATGAGGAAGACGCCCCTTTATGAACACGAAGGCGCTACATTCCTTACTGCTGATATGATTGAAAATCGTACCGATATAAGCGCGGGTGACGCTCAAGACTTGGCAACCGCTTTAATGGTTATGATAGACACAGAAACTAACTTTGCTGTTCCAAGCACTTCTATTAGGGGCCGTACTGCATTAACTGGAGACACAAAGCCAGGGACACTGGCCGGTGAGCTGACCAGATCTTTTGCTATGTATAAAGGCTTTGGGGTTACGTTAATTAATACGCACGTTATGCGTGGCCTGGCACAACCAACGGCCCGTGGCAAAGGCACTTACTTTGCAGATCTATTAATTACCTCGACACTAATGGGCGCTTTAGCAATTCAGCTTAAAGAAATGAGCAAGGGTCGAGATCCAAGGCCAATGGATAGTCCTGAGTTTTGGGGCGCTGCTCTGTTGCAGGGCGGTGGTCTAGGTATCTATGGCGATTTTATGTTTGGAAATGTAAACAGATTTGGCGGTGGATTAGCAGAAACAGTTGCCGGTCCTGTGGTTGGGTTTGCAAGCGACCTTCAGAAACTTACTGTTGGCAATATTATGCAAACAGTACAAGGCAAAGATACAAACGCGGCGTCAGAGTTTATTAGCTTCGCTGGTAGATATACACCAGGATCATCTCTTTGGTATTCTCGCCTTGCGCTGGAGCGTCTTGTACTTGACCAGGCAAAATTATGGGCTGATCCAAAAGCAAAATCAAAATTTAGAAGAACAGAAAAGAGATACAACAAACAATACGGTCAGAAATTTTGGTGGTCTGCTGGTGACACTTTACCTTCAAGATCTCCAGATCTATCAAACTTGTTTGATTGAATAGAATAACCGTGTTATAAATTGAGCGATTAAAAAGGAAACAGATATGAATGTCCCAATCAACCCTGTTGTAAGGAGAGTTCAGTTTACTGGTAATACCAGCACTGGCCCTTTTGCCTTTAGCTTTAACATACTTGCAGCAACCGATGTTTCTGTTCATAAAAACGCAACAACATTAACTTTAACTAATGACTATAGCGTTTCAATTAGCTCAAACGGTACTGGTTCAATTAGCCTTGGAGTTGCTTTGCAATCTTCAGATGTTCTTACAATCATTGGTGGTCGTCAGTTATCTCGAACAACAGACTTTGTTACTGCCGGTGACTTGTTGGCATCTAGCCTGAATGAACAGCTTGATAGCAATGTTATCATGGCACAACAGCTTGATGAAAAAATTAATCGTTCTTTATTTCTTGACGCTGGTGATGTTTCTACAAACCTCAAGCTTCCACTAAAGGACGCCCGAAAGGGAACTGTCCTTGGTTTCAATGAAACATCTGGCGACCCACAGGTCGGGCCAAATATTACTGCCGTTCAATCTTTAGCTAATGTTACTGCGGCTATTAACCTTCTCGGCACTTCTGCTGCTGTCGAAGACCTGTCAATCTTAGGTACAGCCGCCATTGTAGAAGACATGAGCTTGCTAGGTACAAGTGGCAATGTAACTGCAATGGGATTGCTAGGGGTTAGTGCTGTTATAACTGACATGGGTATTTTAGGCACGGCTGCTATCGTAGAAGATATGGGGCTTTTAGGCACGTCAGCCAATGTATCTGCAATGGCAAATCTAGGCGTTAACGCTGTTATAACTGACATGGCTATTCTCGGTACTGATGCAATCGTAGCTGATATGGCAATCTTAGGCAGTGATGCCCTTGTAGCTGACATGGCTATCCTGGGAACCTCAGACGTTGTTACTGACATGAATGTCTTAGCAACCGCTGCTGTTGTTGAGGACATGAATCTGCTTGGTACAAGCGCCAATGTAGCCGCAATGGGTAACATTGGTACTTCAGCTAACATAACGGCTATGGCCTTACTAGGAACAAGTGCCGTTATAACTGACATGGGAATATTGGGAACCGCCGCTATCGTTGAAGATATGGGCATACTCGGTACAAGCGCCAACGTATCTGCGATGGCATTGCTCGGTACATCAACGGTCGTTGCAGACCTGGCGATATTAGGTACTGATGCTCTAGTTGCTGACATGGCCATACTAGGTAGCGACGCTCTAGTTGCAGACATGGCTATTTTGGGTACTTCAGATGTTGTCACGGATATGAACGTACTCGCTACATCTGACGTGGTATCTGACATGAATACGTTAGGTACTTCATCCAATGTATCTGCAATGAATACGCTTGCTGCAATATCTTCAGACATTACGGCGACTGCGGCTGTTGCTTCTTCCATTGCTGCGTCTGGGCAAAATGCAACCAATGCTGCTAACTCGGCTACAGCAGCAGCAAACTCGGCTAGTACAGCGGCCAATACAGCAACATCTGTAACAAACAAAGTCGATGAACTATTAACTTTAGAATATTTAGCCGACTTTGGTTTAATCACTCAGTCAGTCGGATCAACAGAAGATTACGGGAGTATTGCATAATGGCCACTCAAATTAAAATGCGGAGGGGTACGACTTCTCAACATTCTTCATTCACCGGCGCGGAGGGTGAGGTAACTATCGATACAGACAAGGAAGTCGCGGTAGTACATAACGGATCTACAGCAGGGGGCTTTCCTCTTCTTTCGTCAACTGGTGGTACTATTACAGGTGACACCACTTTTGCAAACGGCGCAGATATTATCACTGCTTCGGCAGGTACATCCAACTTCAGAGCAGGCGTTAACGCAGGTAACTCAATAGCCTCTGGCGGTAACTACAACGTCTGTGTGGGCGATGAGGCAGGTACTACGATTACTTTGGCAGACCATAACACATTAGTTGGCTTTAATTCAGGAGCATTACTACTTACTGGTGGAGAAAACACTTTACTGGGTGATGCGACTGGTGAGGCTTTAAGTGTTGGTATTCAAAACGTAGCCGTAGGATATTTAGCATTAACAAATGATACAAAAGGTAGCACCTCAACTGCTGTAGGCGTTGCTGCTTTAGCTACTCAAAACTTCACTACTGCTACAAATAGTTTTAACACGGCTGTAGGCTATGACACAGGAGCAGCAGTCACCACGGGCGTACAGAACACTTTAATTGGTAGCCTTGCAGGTGACGCCTTAACTGACGCTGACTTTAATGTTGCAGTAGGTAAAGATGCTTTGGGTCAAGATACTCTAGGAAGCACATCTACTGCTATAGGACACTCAGCTTTAGCAGTCCAAAACTTTACCACAGCTACAAATAGTTTAAATACAGCAGTTGGATTTAGTGCAGGTAATGTATTAACCACAGGCATAAAAAACACCCTCATAGGTTCTCTTGCTGGAGATGCAATTACTGATGCAGATAATAATGTTGCGGTAGGTTATCAGGCTTTAAGTACAAATGTATTAGGAAGTCATTCGGTTGCTTTAGGTTCATCTGCTTTGCTTTCCCAAAACCCTGCTACAGCCGTTCAAATGTTTAACGTAGCCATAGGTTTTGATGCAGGAGCCGCAGTCACAACGGGCGTAAAAAACATACTAATAGGCGGATTAGTAGGGGATGCAATAACTGAAGGCTTTGAAAATACTGCTATGGGGCATAATTCACTTGGAACAAATGTTCTTGGTAGTAAAGCTGTTGCATATGGTGCTGGGACGTTAAGAGATCAAAACCCCGATACAGCTGTAAATACGTTTAATACCGCTGTAGGTTATGCAGCAGGATTGAAAGTCACCACTGGCGTAGAAAACACATTCATTGGTGGTCTTGCTGGAGATGCTGTTACATCGGCTAGTTATAATGCATTTATGGGCTCTAATTGTGGCACGTCTACAGTCGAAGGGCGTCAAAATGTATCCGTTGGTGCATATTCTTTAAGGTTTGATACTGTAGGTTCTAATAGTGTTGCAGTTGGTTACAGTGCATTAGAAAATCAAAACTTTACTACTGCTACAGATAGTTTCAATACAGCGGTAGGTTTTAAAGCTGGTGAAGCAGTCACCACGGGCATAAGAAACGCCATTGTGGGGGGCGAAGCTGGTGATTCTTTAACTGATGCAGATGATAACACAGCAATAGGAGCATTAGCATTAAGCGGTGATACAATGGGTAGTAAGTCTACAGCTATTGGTAGAGGTGCATTAAAAATACAGAACTTTACGACTGCTACTGAGACTTACAATACAGCCGTTGGTTATAGCGCAGGCGAAGGAATCACCACGGGAACAAGCAACACCCTCATAGGTGCGTTAGCAGGTGATGCTTTAGCAGCTGCATTTGAGAATGTTGCAATAGGATACCAAGCTCAAACAGCAGACACTTTAGGTAGACGAGCAGTTGCAATAGGTAATGGAGCATTAAGTACTCAAAATTATACTACAGCTACAAATAGTTACAACGTAGCAGTGGGCTATGAAGCAGGCAAATCAGTCACCAACGGCATTCAAAACACATTTGTTGGTGCCCTAGCTGCTGATGGACATGCCACTGGTCAAGATAATGTTGCATTAGGTTACAATGTTGGAATGAGCGCTACAAATATTAATGCAGAAATTATAATTGGATCTAATGTCAACGGTGGGGGAGCAAATTCTGTTAGAATAGGTACTGCTGCGGGTAATGCAACATTAGGACTTGATGGTAGTGACACCTCATGGTCAGCTTCATCAGACTCACGGCTTAAAACAGATGTTGCTACCTGTGCAGTAGGCTTAGACTTTATTAAAGATTTACGCCCTATTACATTTAAGTGGAACGCGAAGGATGCTGTAGCAAATACGCTACCTCAATACGATGCAGACTCATCTGACCCTGTGTATGGATCGGGACAAATACAACATGGATTTCTGGCTCAAGAAGTTAAAACGGCTATTGATGCACATAGTGGTATAAAAAATGGTTTTACTATGTGGAGCGAAGACCCCAATGGTACGCAACAGGTTGCTCCATCAGCATTAGTACCAATGCTAGTCAAAGCAATCCAAGAGCTTGAAGCTCGTATAGCGACACTGGAAGGATAAGCATGGAACTTATACCACGCCACTTTCCAAACGTAGGTGTAGTTGAAGCCCAGCTACCAGAAGACGTGACGAAAGATATATGGAAGGTTATCAAGAAGGCACGTAAAAATCCTGATAACATGAAGGGTGAGCTTGCGGGTAACATAAGCTCATCCATCAGG